GGATAGTATTACTTATGAGTCTGGTATGGTATTTGATATATCTGGAAGTAAACCAATATTGAAGAAATTATCATTTGAGATACATAATTATGGATTAGATGATGATGTATTATTTATGATGGAGTCTAATACTAATACATATATGCATGAAACTTTAATGATAATTTTAGATACTGTATTAACTAAGTCCCTCAAAGTAGAGGGGATTATCTATTCTAAATACGGATCAACAAAAGAATAATACCTAATTCTAATATGTAAGGAGATTTACTATGTTACTAAAGGGATATTATACTTTAATTAGCAATAAGCTAAGAAAAGATAAGACCGTATTTAAATCTGATTATACTGGATATAAATTCTATGTAAATAGAGATAACTTTTATGTAGCTGATACTGGAGATATCAAATATGCATTAGATAATACTGATAATGTAATGATTCTTGCTCCAGAAGGATACATTAATGTGAATAATCCAGATCCTAAAGCAAAAGAAGCATTCACTGATATGCTTGATTATATGGATACAAGAGATTATACTGAAAAGCCACTAGGAGTCTAACTCCTAGTGGATATTATTTTATTTGGAGGAAATTAAAATGAAATCAAAAGTTATTCAAGAATTCAAAGCTGAAATTAATGGTATTGAGTTTACTAATCAAGATCTCTATTGGGAAGTAGATTATATTATAGGCGAAATTGAAAACGCTTTAGATATAGAGCTTCCTACAGAGTTTATTAAAGACTTCGCTAATGCTTATACTGAATTATACAATAGTGTAGATACAGAATATCTTTATGACTTCAAATCTGAAATGATTAGTTCTTGGGATATGGATATTGAAGATATCAGAGAACTAAGATTTAATCTTGGATATGGATATAGAACTGATAATCTTGATGCAATCAATGAGAAGATTGCTGACTGGGATAACACTTACGGTAAGAAATAATCTAATAGCCACTAGGAGATTAACTCCTAGTGGCATTTGTATTCTAAATTTTTTATATTCATATATTATAAGGGTGATATGATATATTTGTGTTTAGTATAATTTAGAAAAGGAGGAAATATATCATGAATAAACTTATTGAAACTTTAGCGGCATTAAATCTGTCTAGTGCAGATACAAAGATTATTCGTTTAGACGAGAATAGCTATAAGTTAGAATCCAATTACGGATATAATGACTCATACTTCCAGTATGACGTTCATTATTATGACTGGATGACAGCTGAAGTAGATATAGATGGAAACATCTTCTCTGCAGTGCGTAAGTCCGGTTCTGAATTCTGGAATGGTGGAGGTGAAATGAGTGAAGAGAATGTAGTTAACTTTGGCGATCCGGATTGGAAATTACCTAATGAAGCTAAGGAGGCGGTATTGAAAAACGCAAATAAAATATTGGCATTACAAGTGGGAGAATTTGTAGAATTTGATCGTGATGGTAATCATAAGATTGAATATATTTCAGCTTCCGCTGGTAGAATTGGTTTACAAAAATAAAAGGAGGTCATAATATGGTTAAAAAGTTACAGCAGTATATTGATGGAATCGATGGTACTGCTTTAAAGAACTATTTATTCTGTCAAAGAAATGGAATTATAGTTAGAGAAAGTGAACTGAATGATATAATCAATCCATATATTGATAGCATGCGTTCAGATGCACTCTTCTTACTTAGAATGGAAAGAGTTATTAATAAACCATTTACTGAAATAACTCTAACTGATCTATTAACACTAAATACTGAAGATAGAACTTACTTCAAGTATAAAAGCGTCATTAGTAATATCTTCTTTAGATATTTTAATATTAAAATTGTAGAAGATATATTTATAGCAACCACTTTATCTAAAACAGAAATTGAAAAGAGATTTGGTGGTCTTGAGCAAAAGTGTGATTACTTAAGTAAATGTGTTTATAATGAAAATGACTATAAAAATAAGTATTCAAAAGTCGATAATATACTTATAAATAGATTTGGTAATCTACCTGATGATGTACTACAGAATTCAGTTGATTTCGCAGTTTTATTAATAAATGAATTATTGGATAGTGATGATCCATATAAGGCATTTAGTGATCTATGTAATAAATACAATGTGAGATATTCGACTAGAAGTTCTAATTATGTAAAGGCGTTTATGAAGAATACAGCATTCTATAAAAACTATAGACGTCACTTTAATAATGTAATTAAGAAAGGCGAAATTACATATAAAGGTGAAATTTGGAAGATAAGTAAAATTTATACAAAATTACCATTCTTATATTATATATGGGCAACTATTAAAGGAGAAATCCCTGGAAGAAAATGGGATAAGAAGTTAGGAGTTGTAAAAACGGATGAATAAGGAATACAGATTTGATCATATACCAGAAGTAGTTTTAAGAAATGTCAAATTTATTCGTGAGAATAATATTGACATTGGTACAGGAGATGATGTACTAGATTGTATGATGGAAATCAATCCAGTGCTAAGACAAAGAATCTATGATGATTATGATTTAGCTAAAGATGTAGCTGAACGTAGATTCCATACTACTATTGAAGAGTTAGATTTAACTACTATTCTTCAAAAGTGTACAACACGTCCATATATTGCTATCTTAAACAATATCTATTTCAGATACTTCAATAGTAAACTAATAGATGATATGTTTAAGTTAGGTGAATCTACTAAAGTATTAGACTTAGCTATTGAGTATGAGTGTGAATATTACACAGTCAATAGTGCTAAAACTAATATTAGACGATACATGCAACAAGCATACTTTGATAAGTATGCAGCTGATGCGGATATTATTAGTAGCCATAGAGTATTATCTGATCCGCAAGTGAATGCAGTTAAGTCTGCAGAGTTTACATATGATTTACTTGTGGCTGCAAGAAGTGAAAACTTTAATCCAGAAATGGTTAGAGATATCTTCCTTAAGTATGGATTAAAGACTAACTCTTCTAGAAATCTATATAATAGAATGGATAACAACTTAAGTCTCTTCTATTATCTAGAAGATTATTTAGAAGAGTATGTCAATACTGGTAAGTTTACATATGGCTCTCAAGAATATAGTACAATCAAAGAGTTTAAATACTTACCACTTATGAATGTATTGACTCAACTAACTAGATCTAATCCATCTGGTTATGTATTAAATCATAAATTGGAATTAGTGAAAGGATAAGATAATTATGATTACAGTTAAATTAGCAAACGATGTTAAAGAAGTATTTGCAAAATGTGGCTCTGATTTAGAAGCTACATATGAACAATTCAAAGATCAGCTAACACCTAAAGATGTCTATGACATCTGTATCAATAAAATTACTCTCAGCGATGAGCTTCCTAAAGAAGATCTAAATGGTAATAGATTAAATCCATTCATCTACCAAAAAGATGATGAAGATAAAAAGACTATTGTAGGAGTTAAGCCTGACCGGAAAGCAGTTAAAGTAGAAACATTATCGCCAATAGAACCTAAGTCTATGGAAATCGAAATCGGTGAAGTAAAACCAGCACCACCTGCTCCTGAAACATTAGCTTTGAATTATGAATCTATTGGCTTTGCTATTGGGTTTAAGAAAGCTACTGCTAAAGAAGTATTAGAATTGGCTAACGGAAATACAGCCCGTCTAATTCCAGCACTTCAATGGTTATATAAACAAACTTCTGAGGAAGGGTTACGTAAAAGAATCCAAGAGATTACTTTAGACGTACTTTTCAACTAATGGTTTAACAAGGAGGTAATACATCATGGTATTAGATCTAATTGATTCTCTATCTAAAGAAAATTGGGATGGTATTTGTAATGTAATTGAAACTACAGGTAAAGCTGCCGGTGCAGTATTAGCTGGCTATGCAGCAGTTGAAGGAGCTAAAGCTTTAGATAATCAAGGTAAAAAAGAAGAAAGTATTAATACTGATTCTATTACTAAAACTGATATTGAAAAATTGATTGAAGCAAAAATAGCAGAAGCTACATCTCGGTCTGATGATTTGGTAGAAGCATTTGTCCAAGGTAAAGTAAGTAAAGATTTAGTTAATGCTATTAATAATAAATAGTCTATAGGAGGATATTAAAATGATTAGAGAATTCGTAAGTGCAGCAAGTAAAGCAGCGTTGAGTAAAGAAACTGGTACATCTATTGCAACTATCTTAGGTGGTGCAGCGGTATTAACTGCAGCAGTATTTACCGGTGTTGCTCAAGTTATTGAAGCAAAAAATAAATACAAGAAAGACGAAGATAAATAATGGATATCGGCAGCAAATTGAAATCGCTAATTCCTAATAGCCAGTTTGCTGCTGGTAAAAAGGAACTAGTCTTACGATGCCCATACTGTGGGCATACATCTTCTGCTGGGAAGAAACACATGTATATTGGCTTATCTCCTGATAAGCCTTACATGTTTAACTGCTTCAAATGTGAAGCAGGAGGATTAGTCAATAGAACTTTCCTTAATCTCTTAGATATTAGAGACGAGGAGTTAATACAAGCTATTGATATCCATAATAAAGAGATGAGACAGAGTAGGAGCAATTCCTACTCTGCTAATCGCTTAAGAGAACCTCAAGTGGCATATGATGCATTTGAGGTAAACTACGATATATATCCAGATAAGGTTAGCTACATCAATGGTCGTCTTGGTACTAATTTATCAGTATCAGAAATGATGAATATGAAGATTATCTTCGACTTTTCCTTTTTTAAACGCCAGATCATGAGGTATCTGGGAGCTACAGAATCTGATTTTGAAAGAATTCAAAGGGACTATGTAGGATTCCTCTCAGTTAATAATACATCGCTCTCTATGCGTTGTATTAGACAAACTGATAGTAAATACAGATATCTAATCTGTAAGTTAGATGATAGAGATATTTATAATAAAGCTTTCTGTATACCATCTTCTATTCCATATACATCGGATAGAATTATTGTCCATATAGCAGAAGGTCAATTTGATATCATATCTATATACAATAATATGACTAATAGATCTACAGGAATATACTTTGCAGCAGCTGGTAACAAATACTCAGCTATATTAAAGTATATCTTATCTAAGGGTATAATGTATATGGATATTCATTTATACTTTGATAACGACCAGGCTGGTGAAATAGCTAAGAGACAAATAGAATACTTCATAAAGAATAATATAGCATTCTTTAGAGGATCTAGAGTCTTTGCTCATGTAAACCAAGCAGATAAAGATTATGGAGTCCCATTAAGTAAGATACAAGACTTCTGTATTCAAATTATATAGTGGTATGGGCTTAAAAGTCCATACCGCTTTATTTTTTTGTCTTAAACATCACATTAATAAAGGAGGTCGACTATGGGTAAATTCCTTGACACTACATATACAGCCACGATAAACTCTATATTAGAGTCTCAAGTTCAACGGCTTGATAATACATTCTATACTTTTACAGATAAAGCTCCTACTACCTGTACTTACTACAATATCAATACTAGTAAGAGTACATTAGATGAGTCTACAAGCTTAGCTTATAGTTATACTGATGGAGATTCTCCATTACGATATAATAAAATTAAAGATACAGTTATCTTTGGTCTTGATAGAATTCAAGTTCAAATGGATGCTGGTGATTTTGGTCTTGAATCGGATACAATTGAAGGTGATGCATACATTGTACCTAATGCATTTAAACCATATCCTCAAGACTATTTCATTATTAATCATACTAATGAAGAATACCTCTTCAAAGTTACAAGTGTATCATTAGATACATTACCTACTGGGGCTAATATGTATAAGATCTCTTATCGTCTAAGTTCCCATGATGGTGATAACACAGATATTGATTCTTTAGTTGTAGAATCCTATACCATGGATACAACTAATATTGGTACTAACTTATCTCTAGTAATCAAAGATGATGATTACGCTTATATTAGTAGACTAGAAAATATCTGTCAAGATATGATTGCTTACTATAGAAGTCTCTTCTATAGTAATAAAACTCAGACTTTTATTTTTTCTTATGATGATCATAACTTCTATGATAGTTATATGATTGAATTCATTAAACGTCATGATATTATGAATAGTAGTGACTTAGATTATCTACACGTAGCACATCAACTAACTCCTAGGGCTACATTTGCATTAGATTATTCTAAATCTTTCTTCCATTCATTAGAAAGAAAAGATATTGGTACTATATGTAATCCATCTTGCTATGGTATGATGGTAGAAGATAAAACATCTCTATTATACTATAGCTTAGAGAAATACTATTATATCTTCCATGAATATAAAATGGGTGATTATTGGCAAGTACCTTCATTTGATGATGATACAGTTATGCGTATTAGAGATAATGAACGGTATGAAACTGATGATCTAAACTATTTCAAGAATATTATCATTGATTACTTTAATGATAATACAGATAAGATGAATAGATATGAAGAGTTCTTACTCAAGACTCTAGAAGACTTCAACTATACTATCCCTCAACATGATATATTTTACTACGTTCCTGTGATTATTTATATCCTAGAGCGTCAAGTTCAAACAATATTAAAAAATGTATCACGTTAACATATCAGTAATCTTAATGGAGGTACTGCAATGAACAGTGAACTCGATCAATATTTTAAAGAGCAAATTGACGAGAAAGATGCATTTGACGTAATGGTCGATGAAAACGCTTTCTTAGATTCTTTAATTGCTAAAAGAGATATCATTGATGCCATTGAAAATGGTGACGATGATGATGAAATTATGGATGATGAAGATATTGCATTATCTACATTATCCGATGATGATTTAGATGATCTAGCAGATGATAACGATGATTACATCGATTCTGCTATAGATTAATATTTTAAGGAGGATTTAATAATGGCAGATGATAAAACTATCCATCAAGAGCTTGATGATGCAGCTTCTACAGTAGAAGATGTTGTTGCTGATTCCACAGCTACTGATAACGATATGGATAATACAATCGACAATGTCGTTGATGCTATGGATGAAATCGAATTAGATGACGACGATGACAACACTGATATCGATTCTGTAGCTGAGTTAGAAGATGAAGAAATTGATATTGAAGCTGACGATGAAGATGATGCAGCTGAAATTGAATTGCTTTCTGATATCGATCGCACTCATGAAAATGATAGCAAAGATCTTGCTGAAGAAATCGAAGATAACGTTGAGCTTAAAGAAGCTTATGATCTTATCGATGATGAATTAATCGTTTCTATTCAGGAGGCATATGATGAGCACTTTGAAGACTAAACTTGTTAATGTTGAATGCCGTCGTCCAATTCGTTTACGTAACAAATTTGTACGTGGTATCTATCGTGAATTATTAACTGTAGAAGAAATCGCTGATTGCATTTCTCAACAAGCTACAGTACGTGAAATCCTTCCTACTGGTGATACAGTAGTATTAGACTTCACTAACTACAATACAGAAGTTCTTCCTTCTATTTCTGAAGAAGAAGCAGAAGCTGCACGTAAAGAAGCTGAAGCAAAAGCTAAAGCAGCTCGTAAAGAGGCAGAAGCAAAAGCTAAAGAAGAAGCTTTACGTAAAGCTGAAGAAGAAGCTGCTAAGAAAGCTACTGAAGATAAAGCTAAAGAAGAAGCTAAAGCTGCAGTTGCTCCTGCAAAAGAAGAAGAAATCGTTGAAAACGCTGAAGAAAAAGTTTCTGAAGCTAAAAAAGCAACAAAAGAAAAAAAATAAGACACATATAGCTCCCATAGGATCTTTGAATCCTATGGGAGATATACTACTATACTTTTCTTTTTTTACCATAGATTCGTACATGAATGAATCTATGTAGATATTGGGCATAATTACCAAGTAAGAATATGGTTACTAGTTTAGCAAGGTTACCTAATACCATTACTGTAGTTGCAGTATTGATATTCTGAGTAGCATTCATTGTTAACCAATAAACCCATCTAACCATAAAGTGTGGATCTATTACTGATCCAACAATGATTACCATCGTAAGTAATAATACTATATAGTATATCGCTAACGTTGGTCGGAACTTTGATTCCAGTTTCTTAATTTCATTAATTGTGAATAGCATGATATAACCTCCTTACTATAAATCTTATATCACTATATCACGTTTATAATATATCATTCTAGAGGTATTTATGAAGATCTATTATCAAATGTCTACTCGAAATACTAGCTTCATAAAGATGCATCAGTATTTGAAAGCCATTGGGATAAAGAATAATAAATTCATGCTTGCACTCCTAGATCCCGATCTTGCTGGTATTGATCCCCATGATCCAAATTTAAATGCCTACTATAAAGGTAAGGTCTTAGCCGAGTGTATGGTAAACTTCTGGTACTTCGCTAGAGAAGTAGTACGTGTACCAGACCAAGGTGGTAGCGGTAAAGGTATTCCATTAGAACTACATCGTGGGAATATGGCATTATTCTTCTGCTCCATCTATAATATGAATATATTCTTAGAGCTCCCTCGTCAGCATGGTAAAACATTATCAGCTGACGTTAGATATTTACACTTATTTAACTTTGGTACATCTAACTCCACTATTGCATTCATGCATAAGGCATTAGATGGTTCTAAAGATAACTTACAAACTCTTAAGAATTTACGTGAGTGTTTACCTCCATATCTACGTATGGATCAAACATTCTCTCGTG